TAAGCGTGATACACTTTACAATATTTATGGAGAAGAAGAAGGCGAAAAAATTTGGAAGCAAACTTGTTCTGAAGTTATTTTACAACTTGGAAAAGGTTCTGGTAAAGACTATACTTCTACAATTGCTTGTGCATATATGGTGCATTTGCTTCTTTGTCTTGAAGATCCCGCAAGATATTATGGCAAGCCACCAGGAGATGCCATTGATATTATTAATATTGCTATTAACGCTATTCAAGCTAACAGAGTTTTTTTTAAAGGATTTAATCAACGTATTGAAAAATCCCCATGGTTTCAAGGCAGATACATTGCTAAAGCAAACATGGTTGAGTTTGACAAAGGCATCACAGTTCACTCTGGTCACTCTGAACGTGAAGCATGGGAAGGTTATAACGTACTTGTAGTTATTCTTGACGAAATTTCAGGCTTTGAACTTGAATCAACTTCTGGACACGAACAAGCAAAAACTGCTGGATCAATATATAAAATGTATCGTGCATCTGTGAACTCTCGTTTTCCAGACTTTGGTAAAGTAATTTTACTTTCATTTCCACGTTTTAAGAATGATTATATTCAACAAAAATATAACGAGGCGGTGGCTGAAAAAGAAGTTGTTCTTAGACATCATAAATTTAAGGTAGATTCAGATTTGCCAGATGGTACAGAAGGAAATGAATTTGAAATGGAATGGGAAGAAGACCATATTGTTTCATATAAAGTTCCCAGAATGTATGCCTTAAAAAGACCCACATGGGAAATTAATCCAACAAGAACTATTGATGATTTTACTATTGACTTTTATACAGATCCAACTGATGCTCTTTCTCGTTTTGCATGTATGCCTCCAGATGCAACAGATGCTTTTTTTAAAAGCAGAATGGTAATTGAAAAGGCTTTTAGTAATCCTAAATTAAATGTAGATTCATATGGAAGATTTGATGATGATTTTAAACCCAATCCAGATCGCACATATTTTATGCACGTTGACTTGGCTCAAAAACATGACCATTGTGCAGTAGCATTAACACACGTTGAAGGCTGGGTAACAATGAAAATTGGTGAACAGTATAAAGAAGCTGCACCAAGGGTTATAGTTGATGCCGTTAGATATTGGACCCCAACAGCTTCAAAATCTGTTGATTTTACAGAAGTTAAAGATTATATTACAAGTATTAGAGAGCGTGGTTTTAATTTAAAACTAGTTACATTTGACCGTTGGAATTCACATGACATGATGCAACAACTTGGGGTACACGGAATTAAAACAGAAATTCTTTCTGTTGCTAAAAAACATTATGAGGATATGTCTCTTACTTTGACTGAAGAAAGATTGCACGGACCAAAAATTCAATTACTTATTGATGAATTGCTTCAACTTCGTATTGTCAAAGATAAAGTAGACCACCCTAGAAAGGGTTCTAAGGACCTTTCAGATGCTGTTTGCGGTGCAATATATAATGCTATAGTACTTACTCCACCAGAAAGAGATCAAGAGGTAGAAATCTATACTTATTCTGGGGTATTTGCTGATGAAATTGCACAACTTAAAGCAGAATCAGATGCAAGATTAAAGCATACTATTAAAATGCCAGAACGGCGGGAGATGCCACAAGATATTAGAGATTTTTTTGATGATGAAGATAGTGAATATAAAGATATAGTTGACAACTTTAAAATACTATAGTAGACTGACGCATATAACAACAAACAAAGGATAAAAAATGTTAGCAAATGGAACTATGAAAACCATTGAAGATGAAAATGATATTTATATTAGTTTAACAGCACTTTGTGAATATTTTGCACAATCTGCTGTTAATATGAAACAAGAAATTAAACATGCGGACCCAAGAGACAAAAGATACGCAGCTGGATTATATGATATGATGCATACAATTGCTGAAGAAACAGTTGAGCTTGGAAAATTTGAAGCACAACGTAGAATGATTGAAAGTCCAGAAGATCTTCTTAAAATGATTGACAAAAACCCATTTGGTATGAAAGAATAACCAATGATGGGATGTAGCTCAGCGACAGAGCAGGGAGCTGTTAACTCCAAGGTCGGAAGTTTGATCCTTCCCATCCCAGCCAATTATTAATCAACTAGTAGAAAGAGTATAATATGAATATGATGGCTGAGAAACTAGAAGAAAAAGAAATTAAAAAAGAATATGTTCTTAAAGTTGCAGATCGTTGTGATTCTTGCAATTCTCAAGCCTACGTTTTAGTAAAAGGTGTTTCTGGTGATCTTATGTTTTGCGGTCATCATTATGCAAAGCATGAAGCAGCATTAATTAAATTCTCATATGAAATTATTGATGAGAGAGAAAAATTAATACAAAATAAAGCAATAGGCTCTGCTAACTAAGTTTAAGAGGCAGTAGCTTAGTGGGTAAAAGCCCCGAACTCATAATTCGGTAATCGTCAGTTCAAATCTGACCTGCCTCACCAGTTCCCGTTCGTCCAACTGGCAGGACATCGCCCTTTGGAGGCGAGAATCGTGGTCCGAATCCATGACGGGAAGCAAGGCTATATACGGCACACTTTAGTGATGGATATAGTTACGTATACCAAGTAACCCGTGAGATGAGTTCTGCGGGAGACTCTTAAGGGCAGCCATTAGTGCTGGAATCCGTATATAGCCCCTGCGAATATTGCATAATGGTAGTGCGTAACCTTGCCAAGGTTAATGTGCGAGTTCAATTCTCGCTATTCGCTCCAATCATGTATAATTAATTTATCATGACTAATGCACACGATACAAACATGCAATTTCATATTTTGGCACATATTCCAGAGCATAATCCACGTGAAGATGACCCAAATTATAAATATTTCTTAGCAGCCAAAAGAAAAATAAAAAAAGCGGGACTTTGGAAATGTGCTATTAATGATGATTTATGCGGTGGAGAAGTAGAGTTACATCATACACATATAGAATTTTCACAAATTCCCAATGCTGATAAAGCTAAAGTTGAGGCATATTTTGGGCTTAATTTTAAAGATGAAGATGAATTTCAACAATGGTTGGAAAGTCCAGGAAACCTAGAAACATTATGTGTAAACCATCATAGAACACATTATGGTATTCATGCTTTACCACATGCCCTCTGGGAATCCCTCCGATTTAGAAAGGTCGGGACTTTACCAGCAGCCGAAGTTTTAACCAAAGATGATATAATTAAGAGAGATAAGATCAAAAAGGAGAATAAAAATGGCGGTAACACACCAAATAGTAACACTTAATGCAAGCACAGCAACACTTGTTACTATCCCAAAAGCACAAGAAGCAAATTATGAAACAAGGGTTTCAACATCATTTCAAAACTTAGACGGATCAATAGATATTTATATTGGTAACGCAAATGTTACAAGTTCTTCATATGGATATATACTTCATGCGGGAGCATCAATTAGTCTTGATTTGCTTCCAGGAGATGAAGTTTACGCAATTGCCCCCACAGGTACGCCAAGAATTGCAGTACTAGCATTGGAGGCATAATGTCCATTAGCTTTAATAATGCACCTGCAAAATTGCAAACAAAAACAACAATTTTTAAAGCATCTGATTTTTCATTTACATCAAATGCTTCAGTAACATCTGGTACTTATACTGCAATTGTTTCTAAAACATTTACTCCAACTTTAACAAATGCTGATATTTTTATTGAAGTTTTTGCATCTTATAATATTAATGGTGGCGGAGACGATAGTTGGTATTCAAATATTACTTGGAATGGTACTGAAATTGGACACCAATTGGTACAATTTAATGCATCAACTGGAAGTGCAGCAAGAAGTTCAGCATTATTTCCAGTAGCAGGAGTTTGGTACAACACAAACACTACACCATATACACTTGCAGTTAATGCAAAACGTGGAACATCCGATGACACACTTACTGTTTATGCAGACAATTCTTTTTATGTAAAAATTACTGAGGTAGCAAGGTAAAAAAATGCCATACAAAATAGTACAGCACGGAAATAAATTTTCAGTAGTAGCACAAAAT